CCCACTTAGATTTTCAAGCGACAGCGGAAACTCAACTCCCTATACTACTGGTGTAACAACATCAGGTGTACCAGGAAACTCTGGAGCATATACTCAAATTGAAGTAGCTGCAGGCGCACCATCAACTTTATATTATTATTGTACTAATCACTCGGGCATGGGTGGTGAAGCTAACACTGATGGTTGGGGTCGTTCTTATTGGGGACAAATGGATTATGGTGATTCTAATGTAGTTGAAACTGGATGGGGACGTAGAACTTGGGGTTATCAAGCATGGGGTGATACACCAATTGTAACACTTACAGGACTATCAGCAACAACTGCTATTGGAGCTTTAACAGTAGAAACAAAACCTGGTTGGGGTACTTTAGATTGGGGTGAAAATGGATGGGGAACTGTTGAATCAGCAGTATTTAATATATCTGGTTTATCAGCAACTACATCTTTAGGAACTGTTACACCAGCAGACGTAGTAGGATTAACTGGTTTAAGTGCAACAGCTTCTGTAAATTCTTTTGCATCTGTTTCTACTAATGCTACAATTACTCTTTCAGGATTATCTCTTACAGCTTCTGCTGGTTTATTAACAGAAGATGATCATTCAGTAGGTTTATCTGGTCTATCAGCTACAAGTGCTGTAGGTTCTTTAGCGCCAGCTGATATAATGGGACTAACTGGTTTATCAGCTACAACATCTGTTGGATCACTTACTATTACATCAGATCCAGTACATGACATAACAGGAGTTTCAGCAACAACAGCATTAGGATCTATTACAGCTTCACCTAATACTCTTCAAACATTAGCTGGTCAATCGGCTACAACTGCTGTTGGAGGACTTGCTATTACTGGAAATATAACCGTAACTCCGACAGGCCAAGTGGCTACAGTTAGTTTAAATGGAGATAAACTTATATTAAAATATTATGGAAAACTTGATCCTAAGACAAGTACAGGATATACTCGTAAAACACCAAAAAATACAACAGGATATTCGATTAAAACTCCTGCATAATTATGTTTGACTTAAAACTAAATAAACAATATAAAACAATACTAGGAGAACTTTAACAATGGCTTCAACATATACACCTCTTGGCGTAGAACTAATGGCAACTGGCGAAAATGCCGGTACTTGGGGAACAAAAACAAATACGAATTTAAATATCATTGAGCAAATCTCTGGTGGCTACAAAGTACAAACTTTAAATACCGCTGGTGCAGGAGCAAACACAACAGCTTTAACAGAAGCAGATGGAGCAACTGGAGCAACGGTTGCAACAAGAGTAATTATTTTTGGTGCAGAATCTCCTGAAACAATTTCTGGAAATAAAATTGTAACTTTTCCAGTAGGCGTAGAAAATTTTTATCTTATTAAAAACAGTACATCTGGTTCATACACAGTACAATTAAAAGCAGCATCTGGTTCAGGTGCAACAGTTACATGGGGAACAAGTGACAAAGATTGGAAATTAATTTATTTTGATGGTGTAGCAACTAACACAGGTGTTTATGAAATAGCTTTAGCTTCACCTCCAGGTGGTTCAACTACACAAGTTCAATTTAATAATTCAGGATCATTTGATGGAGATGCAAATTTTATTTGGAATGCATCAACAGGATTAAATATAGGTTCACAGAAAGAATTAAGACTTCAGGATAGCTCTGGAGGAGAATATATAGGTATGAAAGCATCGGGCACAACTACGGATTATACTATCACGTGGCCAGCCGCAGTAGCCGGAGGAAACGACTACGTTTTAAAATCAACAACAGGTGGAGTTTTATCATGGGGAGAAATTTCAGGTGGAACATCTTGGGCCGCAGTTAAAACTAATTCAGATTCTCCAGTAAGTGGAGCAGCCGGAGCAGGGTATTTTATGAATACTACTGGCGGAGCCATAACTTTAACTTTACCAGCGTCACCAACTATTGGAGATGAAATCTCGTTTATTGATTATGCAGGTACTTTCGATACCAATAATTTAACCGTTGCAAGAAATGGTAAAAATATTAATGGATCAGCAGCAGACTTAACTGTTGCAACAGAAAGAGCTGCAAATACTTTAGTCTTTACGGATAACACTCAAGGTTGGTTATTGAAAAATAATTAATAGGGAGTTGTAGTGTCAACTTATAGAGAAATAGTAGGAAAAAAAATTAAGAAAGTATCATCAGATCCTTCGTCAGGAGTTGAAGGAGAAATGTGGTATAACACAACTACAAAAAAATTACGAGGCCCTGCAATTCTTAAAGCTTGGGCATCTATTGCACCCACACAAACAACCGGAGGAAACAGAGGTAGATTTGGAACTACTGCATCTGCAATAGCATGTGGTGGTGAATACACTTCAGTAGCTGCAACTACTGCATCTGAAGAATATAATGGTTCTGGTTGGGTAGCTACAAGTGTTATAAATACAGCAAGAAATGGTTTAGGTGGAGTAGGACTAGAACCAGCTGGTTTAATTTTTGGAGGGCAAACTAGTCCTGGAGCTCTTACTACTGCATCTGAAGAATGGAATGGTTCTTCATGGACTTCAGGAAATTCTATGTCTAATGATCGTGCCTATATGTCTGGATTTGGAACACAAACAGCAGGAGCAGGAGCCGGAGGAAACATTCCAACACCGGGTGGTAAAGGACAAACAAATACTGAAGAGTATGACGGAACTAATTGGACAGCTGGGGGAGCACTACCAGCAGTAAATAGATCAAATGGTAGTTTTGGAACACAAACTGCAGGAGTTAATTGTGGTGGACTTTCTGATAACCCAGGCGCTACTGTTTATAATACAACTTTTGAATATGATGGTTCTTCTTGGACAGCAGGAGGAAATTTAGCTACAGCAACAAGATCACATGGAACAGCTGGAACTCAAACGGTTGGATTAGCTTATGGAGGTACTTCATCTCCTGGACCTTATTTAACAACTACACAAGAATATGATGGTTCTTCGTGGGCCGCTTCACCGGGAAGTTTAGGAACAGCAGTTACAAACGTAACTGGAACTCTTGGAACTGGTTTAGCAGCAATTTCTAATGGAGGATACAATACAGCTTGGACAAATCAAGCTGAAGAATATAATAATAGTTTAAATGTAGTTACACCAGATGCATGGTCAAGTGGTGATAATTTAAACACAGGAAGATCTAATGTAGGAGTATGCGGAAGCAAAACTGCAGGTTTATGTATACAAGGAGAAACATCAACTGATGTTAATAATGTTGAAGAATATGATGGATCATCTTGGGCAAATGCAACAGCTCATCCTGAAGCAAAACAATCAGCTTGTGCTGTGGGATTACAAACTGCAGCAATATCATTAGGGGGATATCCTCTAGTAACAACATCTGCATCTTATGATGGAACTAATTGGACATCTGCTCCAGCATTAACTGTAGCAAACGCTAATTGGTCAGGAGGTGGACCAAGCACAGCATGTTTTGGTATTGGAGGAGGAGAAGCACCTTCCCCTAGTTCAGGAAAATATCATGATCAATATGACGGTTCTTCATGGACATCAGCAACAAATATGTCAACAACTAGAGTTCAGTGTGCAGCTTTCGGAGCAGCACAAAATGCTATTTTAGCAACTGGTGGAAGAGCAAATACTCCAGGAGCACCTTCTACAAGACTTTCTTCATCAGAATCTTGGAATGGTTCTTCATGGACTGCAGGACCATCTATGCTAGCAGCTAGATCAGGACACTTAGCTTTTGGAACACAGACTGCTGGAATAATTCAAGCAGGTTCTACAAACCCAGGAAGCACTACTTTAACATCTCAAAATAGATATGATGGAACAACATTTGCTACTGGACCCAATAATTCAGACAATCACGGAGGCCTTGGAGGAACAGGAGGAACAACAGCTCCAATTTCAGCTTCTGTAGCAAATTCATTTATGACTGGAGGTCCTAGTCAAAGTAAATCTACAGAAGAATTTAATTTAGGAACGACAACAGCTAATGTGAAAGATTTTACAACGAGTTAATTATGAGCACATATAGAGAAATACACGGTAAAGCAGTTAAATCAGTATCAACTGATCCGTCTGCAACAACAGATGCAGGACAGATTTGGTATAATACAGCGAGCAATACTTTTAAAAGTATAGTAACTCTTGAAGCATGGTCTTCTAGTGGTAGTTTAGTTGTTGCTAGAGATAAATGTGGAAACGCTGGAACCCAAACAGCTGCTTTAGGATTTGGTGGTACTGGAGCTTTAGTAACTTCAGATGAGTATAATGGAACTGGTTGGAAATCAGCCCCTAATCTTAACACAGGAAGAGAAGGAATGGCAAGTGGTGGAACTACTTCTGCTGCATGGAAAGCTGGAGGAAATCCTCCTGCAACTACAAATGCAACAGAAGAATATAATGGTTCTAGTTGGACAACTGTTCCAGGAACATTAAATACAGGAAGATATATTATGGGATCTTGCGGAACTCAAACAGCAGGTTTGGCTTGTGGTGGTTATACTGGAACAGACACAAATGCCTCTGAAGAATATAATGGAACATCTTGGTCCGAAGGAGATAATTTAAATACTACAAGAAGAACTTTAACTACTTTTGGAATTCAAACAGCAGCAATTTCAGTAGGTGGACAAACACCTCCCCTTACAAATGCAACTGAATCATACGATGGAACAAGTTGGACAACTCTTCCAGCGACTTATCCGGTTGCTTTTTCAGATGGATCTTCTTCAGGAACTCAAACAGCAGGTTTAATTTTTGGAGGATATACATCACCAGCTCCAGTAACAACTACTACAAATAAATTTAATGGTACAACTTATTCATCAGCACCTGCAATGGGAACAGCAACAGCAAGAGGAGCAGCTGCAGGCTCACAATCTGCAACGGTTGCTTTTGGTGGAACGTCACCTAATCCAGGATATACAACAGAAGAATTTAATATTTCAGCAAATGCTGTTACAGGTGCAGCATGGGCAGCAAGCGGTGCTCTGGGAACAGCACGATCACAAATTTCTGGTTTTGGAGCAACAACAGATGCATCAATAGGAGCGGGTGGATATCAATATGGTCCTAACACTTATACGAATGTATCAGAAGAATATAATGGATCAACTTTTAGTGCTACACCAAACATGCCAGTATCGTTAGGTTTTAGAAATTCAGGTGGAACAGTCACTGCAGGAATTGTATTTGGAGGTCATGATGGCTCAAGTCCAGCTAACACTTCAATATGGAATGGTTCAAGTTATTCAAACGGACCAAGCATAGTTGATCCAGGTTATGGAACTATGGGTAATGGTAGTTCAACTGCTTTATTTATGTGTGGTTCATCAGAACCCGCTAGACCTACAACATTAACTGAAGAATATGATGGATCAAGTTGGTCATCTGTTCCTGCCACTTTAAACACTGGAAGAGGAAATGGAATGGGTGTTGGAAGTCAAACAGCCGGATTAGCTATTGGAGGAGGTTCACCAAACCCAACAGAAAATTTAATGGAAGAATATAATGGATCTACTTGGACAGTAGGACATACTTTAGTGGCAGCAATGTCTAGATCATCAGCACAAGGTGGATCAACTCCTCAAGATAATACAATGGTTGCAGGAGGAAATGCCACACCAACTTCCACAGCTCAAGTTTATAATGGAACTGCTTGGACGACAACAGCATCTTTATCAACAGGACGAGGCTCTGCTAATGGAATGGGAGCTGGAAATAGCGCTTCTTCTATGTTAGTTGCAGGAGGAAACAGTCCTTCAACAACTGCTTCAGAAAAATTTACTGCAGAAACAATAGCATTAAATGTGAAGACTTTAACTCAAGGTTAAACTATGATATACAAAATTAAAAAGGAGGACTAAACTATGGCACACTTTATATATGGAGTAGCTACTAACACTGGAAAAGGATTTTTTACTGCAGAAGACAGAAGAAAATTTTTTCTTAGAGGTTATCCCGCAAACGTCTGGATGGTTGGCAACAACGTCGATGGCGCAATGTGGTTAGCTGAAAAGAACGGTGTAGAAAAAACTAAGTCAGAAGCACAAGCTTTGATTGACGCTGAAGTTCAAGCGGCACAAGCTGATTGGGATGCTAAAACTGACGAAGAAAAAGCTGCGCATGATAGACCATCAGACGTAACACTGCCATAAGGAATATTTAAATGGCAACGTACGACGAAATATACGGAAAACGTGTTGAAGTATTTGACGCTGACCCTACGTTGAATTCAACGTATGAGGGACAGGTTTGGTATAACTCTACAACAGGTAAACTTAAAACTGTAGTAGCTTTTAGAGCTTACAGTACATCTACACCTTTACCTTCTGCAAGAGGCACTAATGCTCCAGGAGGAGTAGCACAAACTGCAGGTTTTTCTGTGGGTGGACAAACACCACCTTATATTACTAACACAGACCATTATAATGGTTCAGGTTGGACTGCAGGTGGCGCTTATCCAGCGGGTAAAGCTTATTTAGCATCAGCCGGACCTGAAACAGCTGCTTTAGCAGGAGGCGGTAGTGCTTATCCTAGTGCATGTAATACTTACAATGGAACAACATGGACAGGTATTACAGCTATGCCTACCGGATATGAAGCATGTAGATATGCAGGAACTTCTACAGCAGGTATAATGACTGCAGGTGGTGATGGAGGATCTCCTGGTTATCCAGCAAATACTCATGAATGGGGAGGCTCATCTTGGACAGCGGGCGGATCTCTTCCTAGTGTAAAAAATTATGGTTCTACTGTTGCAGGAACTCAAACAGCATCTTATTCAGCTGGAGGATCTTATCCTCAAAAAAATACTACAAGTAATTACGATGGTACTTCTTGGACCGTTTCAGGAAATTTACCAACAAATTCTTATAACATGATGGGAAATAGTGTTGGAAGTCAAACAGCAGGAGTAACCACTGGAGGTAATGCTACATCATTTCCAGCAATTGCTCCAACAGTTTACCATTACGACGGATCAGTTTGGTCAGCAGATGTTGCTTCCGCATTAGGTTATGCAAATACAGGAGCTTCATTTGGACCACAAAGTGCACACACTTTTTCGGGTGGAAACGCTCCAGGTTTGGTGTCAACAGTTCAAGAATATAATGTATCAATTAACACTGTTACAGCCGCAGCATGGGCAAGTGGTACAGCACTGAACACGGCAAGAAATGTTATTGCTGGAGCAGGAACACAAACATCAGCTTTAATGATTGGTGGTAATAATCCAGGATCAACACAAAAAGCTGAAGTTGAACAATATGATGGTACAAGTTGGACAGAAAAATCTGATTTAAATACTGCTAGATCTCAAGGAGGATCTGGTGGAACAACTGCAGCTGCAGTTTATTTTGGAGGAGATGTATATCCAACATCACCTAGAGACACTGGAGCCACAGAAGAATGGAATGGAAGTGCTTGGAGTAATAATCCTAATAGTATGGGTACTGCAAGAAGAGCTTTAATTGGAATTGGAACACAAACAGCAGCTTTAGCTGCTGGCGGTTATGTTACAACTATGTTAAATAATGTTGAAGAATATGATGGATCAAGTTGGACAGCGCAAAATACTTTACCAGCTGCTAACGAATCTTTAGGAGGAGCTGGAACTCAAACTGCTGGACTAACTTTTGGAGGTTTAGCACCAAGTTATACAACAGCCACTAACGAATATGATGGAACTAACTGGACATCTGGTGGTAATTTAGCAACAGCAAGATGGGGTTTAGGTAGAGGTACAGTAGGAACTCAAACTTCATGTTTAGGTTTTGGAGGAGAAACTGGTTCTGTATCAGCAGCAACAGAAGGTTATGATGGAACAGCATGGTCATCAAGACCTAGTATGGGAACAGCTAGACGGGCATCAGGTGGAGCTGGCACACAAACAGCAAACCTTTCTGCAGGAGGATATTCAACAGCAATTACTGCTGTCGTAGAAGAATTTACTGGAGCAACAGAAACAGCTACAGCAAGCACATTGACAACTAGTTAAAAATAGTTATATTAAAAAGTATAAATGAAAGGAATACAACATGACTGAAAAAAGAAACATACATGCGTTAATAGAAAAAGAAGCACCAAGTTTAAATAACTTATTAGATCCAGGGGATGTAAAAGAGTTTAAAGCTATGACAGCTGAACTTAGAGATACTTGGACTAAGAAACAAGTATTTAGAACTGAGACAGAAATGAGAATGTCTGTTTTACAAGATGCTAAATATCCAACAAAGGCTGCTAAGTATTGGCAATGTGTACGAGAACAAAATGTTTTTTTAGAAAATTTAATGTCTCTATCATTTGATTGTAGACGTAATGAAGTTAAATTAAAAAGATTAGAACAAAAACTTGAAAAAGAAGAAGACCCAATAAAAAAAGAACTTTATCAAATAGACATAGATGAAAAAAGATATGGTTTAGCTAACATGCAATTAGTGGCTCGAGATAGAATGAGAGAAATTAAATTGTGGTCTACTTTAAAAAAAGAATTTAATGATGGTTCGTTTGATGACAAAGATGTCAACAGACACCAGTTAGATTCATATCATTTAATAATGAAAAATAAAGCAGAAACACTAACATCAGGTTCTTCACAACCTGAAGTATTTAATGTATTAGGCCAATTACAAACTATAGAAAGAGTTAAAAAATCTGGTGAAATGATTTATAACAAGAAAGAACAATTGACTAATGACCTCGGCGCAAAACCAGAATAATTTTAATTTTGTATTTTTAGGTCAGTCGGTATTAAAATACGAAGTACCATTAGATATATATAATACTATTAATCATATTTATGAAACTAAATATCCTGAATTAAAACCTGCTAATAAACAACTTGTTGGTAAAATTGAAAAAGAACATAGTTTATTTTTTAATGGAGAAGACAATGATAAAATGACTAGGCATAATCATTTGCCACTAGATGTGTTACAATGGTTTGAACAAAAATTTAAACATTATTTAAAGTGGAATAATATTAAAGAACATCAATTACATTTAAATTCTATTTGGGTTAATACTATGTTTGAACATGAATACAATCCGGTACACGTGCATCAAGGAACACGTTTTACAGGTCTATCTTCTGTTATGATTTTAAAATTACCATCAAGTTTTGGTGTAGAATATTCTGCAGCAGATGCACCACAGAATGGTAGACTACAAATTTTGGGATCAGCTAATGGTCAGTTTGCTCACATAGATTATCAACCTAATATTAAAGAACGAGATTTTTATGTATTTCCATACGACATGAGACATTGTGTTTATCCTTTTAATGGACCAGGATATAGAAGAACACTAGCTGCAAATATGGATGTTGACTATGATCCAATTAAAAATAGAGGAGTAAGTTAATGTACGAAAATAAAATAATTACAGAACCTAAATGGAAAAGTTGGATAGTACAAACTACCACACCTTTATTTACACCAGATCAATGTAGACAAATTATAGAATGTGGAAGAAGACAACCACCACAAGAAGCAAAAGTTGGTATGGGTAAACCTGGTGGTGGCACAGATACTCAAAAAAGAATTACAACAATTAGTTGGATACCATTTAAAGAAATGGGTCATATGTATGAAGACCTTTATCAGTTTATACAAAAAGCAAATGAAAACCATTTTGGTTTTGGAGACATACAGATTACAGAAAATGCACAGTTTACAGAATATCCAGAAGGAGGGTTTTACGATTGGCATATGGATTGTGATGTAAACATGGAACACGAACCACCAGTTAGAAAAATTTCAATGACATTGTTATTAAATGATCCATCAGAATTTGAAGGCGGAGATTTAGAACTTATGGCACCTGGCAAATTTGCAGAATTAAAACAAGGACATGCTATTATATTTGCATCATTTTTAAATCATAGAGTTAATGTTGTTAAACGTGGAGTGAGACAATCTCTTGTTGTTTGGTTTGGAGGTAAACCTTTTAGATGATTAAAGATGGTTTTTTTCCAACTATTATATACGCTGAAGATTTTAAATTAGATACAAATCAACTAGCACAAAATATTATACAGTGGTCTAAGGAAGATCCCGGCGTTGCAAAAACAAATAGAAATGCATGGCATTCTACAACAGACATGCAGAACAGACCTGAATATAAACCTTTATTAGATGAATTATTTAAAATGGCACATCAAGTTTTTGAAGAAGAATTTTTAACTAGAGGCGCTGTACTTGGTAATATGTGGGCAAATATAAATCCACCAGGTGGTTATAATCAACCTCACGTGCATCCTAATGCCGTATTTAGTGGAGTATATTATGTAAAAGCTCCACCTAATTCTGGACGTTTAGTATGCCAAGACCCTAGACCAGGTATTCAAACATGTATGCCTGATAGAAAAAAAGAAGAAATTCCTAAACACCTATGGAGAGATGTTCGTATCGATCCAAAAGAAAACAGGGCTGTTATGTTTAATTCATGGTTATGGCATTCAGTAGAACCTAATATGTCTAATGAAACTAGAATATCAGTAAGCTATAATTTTATTCAAAAAGGTTTTGAATAATGGTTTTTAATAAATACCAAGTAATTAAAAAAGCAATTAGTTATGAGCTAGCTAACTTTGTATTTAACTATTTTTTACTTAAACGTGATGCAGTTAAATGGATGTACCAAAATAATATTACTTATGATACAGGACTGTTAGGCACATGGACAGATCAACAGATTCCAAATACTTTTTCTTGTTATGCCGATCCGGTAATGGAAACTTTACTTGTTAAAGTATTGCCAGTAATGCAACAAGAAACTGGCCTAGATCTATGTCCTACTTATTCCTATGCAAGACTATATAAACATGGTGATGAATTAAAAAGACATAAAGATAGACCTAGTTGTGAGATATCAACTACCATTAATTTAGGCGGTGATCCTTGGCCAATTTTTATAGATGGCACAGGTGCTGATAATGTTATAGATGAATACAAAAATATACATAAACCTAATGCCCCTGAAGGCACTAAAGTCTTACTTGAAGTCGGCGATATGCTGGTATATAGTGGATGTGAATTAGAGCATTGGAGAGAACCGTTTGAAGGTAATACTTGCGGACAAGTATTTCTTCATTATAACCATGTAAATGGTCCTTTTGCTGAAAAGAACAGGTTCGACAAAAGGCCGATGTTAGGACTTCCGCCAATAACGAAGTCATAATATTATGGAGTTATATGTTACAAAAATTAGGTTTTTTACCAGGGTTCAACAAACAGGTTACATCAACAGGTGCTGAGTCTCAATGGACAGGAGGAGAGAATGTTCGTTTTAGATATGGTACACCTGAAAAAATAGGTGGTTGGAATCAACTAGGAGAATCTAAACTTACCGGTGTTGCAAGAGGACTCCATCATTTTGTTAATAAAGAATCTACTAAATTTGCAGCGATAGGTACAAACAGAATTTTATATGTATACTCTGGAGGAGTATACTACGACATACACCCAGTAACAAATCCATCAGGCACAGCAATTACAAGTGCGTTTAGCACTACTAACAATGATGCAGCTGTAACAATTACTTTTGGTGGAGCACATAATTTTGTTGCAGGAGATATAATATTATTTGGTGATGTATCTACGTTTAGTGCAATAACTAATTCTAATTTTGGATCAGCAGATTTTTGTGATAAAAAATTTATGGTAACAAGTGTACCTACAAGCACAACTATAACTATTACAATGCCAAGTGTTGAAACAGGAAGTGGGGCAACTACTTCTGGAGGAATTACTTATTATCAATACTACCACGTAGGACCTGCTGAACAAATAGGTGCGTTTGGTTGGGGTATATCATTATGGAGTGGTACTATTTTAGGATCATTAACAACTACATTAACAGCTCCAGGTTTAAATAATGATGCTAATGGTACAGGTGGATCCGGAACTACTATTAATGTTGGAAGTACAACAGGATTTCCTTCTACAGGAACTAATTATTTTCAAGTAGGAACTGAAGAAATTTCTTACACAGGTGTAACAGCTACAAGTTTTACAGGAATTACTAGAGCAGTTAGAGGATCAACTCGAGCTGCACATAGTGGAGGAGCTACTGTAACTAATACATCTAGTTGGACTGGATGGGGATCAGCTGCAGCTAACACCGATAAAGTTACAGACCCAGGTTTATGGTCATTAGATAATTTAGGAAGCACTTTAATTGCTCTAATTCACAATGGTGAGTGCTTCCAATGGGACGGCGATGCAACTAATGCAACATCAAACCGTGCTACAATTATATCAGGTGCACCAACAGCTTCACGTGATATGTTAGTATCTACTCCCGATCGTCACTTAGTTTTCTTTGGTACTGAAACAACTATTGGTAACAAAGCAACACAAGACGACATGTTTATAAGATTTTCTTCTCAAGAAGATATAAATACTTATACACCTACAGCAGAAAATACTGCTGGTACACAAAGACTGGCCGCCGGATCACGGATCATGGGAGCTAAGCTTGGTAGAAATGCAATATACATATGGTCAGACACATCTTTATTTACAATGAGATTTGTTGGTCAACCTTTTACATTTGCTTTTGAACAAGTTGGAACCAACTGCGGATTGATTGGAATGAATGCAGCAGTTGAAGTTGATGGTGCTGCGTACTGGATGTCTGAAAATGGTTTTTTTAGATTTACGGGTAAACTAGAATCAATGGACTGTTTAGTTGAAGACTATGTTTATGATGATTTAAATACAACATCTAATCAATTAATTTATTGTGGTATTAATAACTTGTTTGGTGAAATTACTTGGTTTTATCCAACATCTACATCAAACGTAAACACAAGATCTGTTACATATAGTTATCTAGATTCAACAGCAAAACGTCCTATATGGTTTACTAATGCAAGTTCTTTATTTCCAAGAACTACTTGGGAAGACTCATCTGTATTTGGTTTGCCTCATGCAACTAAATATAATGCCGGTGTTGATACATCGTTTGATGTAACCGGTAATACAGATGGCACAACAATTTATTTTGAACATGAGACAGGAGTTAATCAACAAGAAGCAGCATCAACAGCTGTAGCAATTCCTGCTAATATTACTTCTGGAGATTATGATATTACACAAAAAGTTGTAAGAGGAGCAGCAACAAATTTAGGTGATCTTAGAGGTGATGGTGAAAACATTATGAGAGTTAGTAGAATTATACCGGACTTTATATCTCAACAAGGAAGTGCTATTATACAATTAGATTTAAGAAACTATCCTAACAATACAGCAGCTAGCTCATCATTAGGACCTTTTACAGTAACAACAAGTACAAATAAAGTAGACACACGTGCAAGAGCTAGAGCGGTAGCTCTTACAATATCCAACACTGCAGTAGATACTAGTTGGAAGTTAGGGACTTTTAGGTTAGATATACATGCTGGAGGAAGAAGATAATGATTGATAAAAGATTAACAACTGAAGAAAAGAAAAAAATTAAACCTGTTAATCAAGGTGGTGGTCCTAATTATTTGGGTAAACAAAAAACTGTAACTGTTCCTACAAAATGGTTATCAGATCCAGATCACGTAGTAGCTGAATTAGCTTACATTACTCCACGAGAACAAAAAATTTTATTAGATGCAAATATTTATGGATCCTTAAAAGGTAAACCAAATAAAGGCCCTGGTGGTATTATGTCATTACAAGGCGATCTTGGTGGTTATGATGCAAGTCCAGGTGGACCAAACGATCCAGGTTCTGGAGGTGGTGGAAATAGAGTTGGTGAAACAGATAAAAGCAAACAAAGAGCTGCTGACATTATGACTGGTAAAATTAATGTGTCTTCACCAACAGGTATGACTCAAGGATACACAGGACCAGAAGGTGTAAGAGATAGTTATGGAAATTATGTTGGTGGTAAGTATGTAGGTAATCAAGGATTTTTAAGTAGACTTTTTTCAGGTGCTAATAAATATGGATACAGAGATGTATACAGAGATGGACCTAAACAAGGACAAACTAAACCAGGATATTTTGGAAGATTTTTAGGAGGTTTAGGAAGTTTAATTACAGGTATACCTTTTATAGGCGGTGCTTTAGGAACAGCGTATGATTATGGTAAAGGAATTTTTAATAAAGGACCTAAAGATATGTCTGCTTATAATCAATTAAGTTTAACTTCGCCAATAGATCAAAAAGCATATATTCCAGAAGGAATGGATCCTTCTATGGTTGTCAGTGATCCTTTTAATCAAGATTTTAATTATGGAATTACTGGTTTAAATTTAAATGAAATTGATATGAGCACAGTAGATGAAATGGGTAATACATATAGAGATTCTCCTTATGCTACACAAATGACAGAAACTACTTTTAATGAAATATTTAGTGATGAAAAACCAGCAATGGATTTTGAATAATGGCAAAGATAGTACAGACATTAACCAGAGCAAGCGCAGAATACGAAGAAGATGTAGCACAGTCTTTAGTTAGAGATTTAGATGCAGTGTTAGAAAAACTTAACACTACATTTCAAGAAGAATTAAAACAGGAGATAGAAGCTAGAAGTTTCTTTTTAGATTAATGGCAGTAGTAAACCAATATAAATTTGTAGGTGTAGATAATAGTACGAGTGGTAGTGCACTTACACCTTTTGGTTCAGGCAATCCTTTAGTTAATGAAACATATTTAATTAAATCTATACTAGTTACTTCAGCCGGCACACCTAGTGTAACTGTATTAAACAACAGTATTACAACTATAAAATCAGCGCCATTAACAGCCAATCAAACAAAAGAATTATTAACCCAACCGCTAATAATAGAAGGTGGAAAAACTTTTACAGTACAAGCAAGCACAACAGACTCGTTTGATGTAGCTATTAGCTATCTAAATATTAAGAAAGAGGTAACAACATAATGAATAATATACCAATATTAACACCAGAAAAAATTATAACTAAAATAAGTAATAAAAAAACAGGAGAAGTCTACGAGACAGAAGAAGCTTTAAAAGCTGCAAATATACCTGAAGAGGATGTGCGGAGAGACGTAACAGTTATCATGCCACCTCTTGATTTAATAGGAAAAACAAAGTAAAGTGGCAAAACCATGGCAATAACAGACATATCAATTTCAGAAGAATTAATGACCGACGCACCCTCTATTAAATACAGAGGAAACGAAGGCCCTAAATCTCCAGAACAAGAACAGCAAATGATGGCTGATGCTTTATTAAAAGAAGAATATGACAAATACGTTTACGATTTATTAGAACAAAGACCAGATGCAACACCTATGTCTTTTGAAGAATTTAGAATGATGGTTATTGCAGAAGGACAAATGTCTGGTGGTCAACCATTACCACAAGATCCAACAAAACCAGTTAACCCTTTTGCACCTAAACCAACAGGACCAGTTTTACCTGACAGACAAACGGCTGCCTTTGGTGGTATTATGGGTTTAGATGGTAGACGTCAATATGGTATTGGAAGTAAATTAAAAAAAAGATTTAGAAAATTAATACCGAATGAAATAGCTAAAGTTGCAGAAGTTGCAGCGCCTTTTGTTGCACCATTCAACCCTGCTGTTGCAGCAGCTATGTCAGGTATAGGTAGCTTTGATAGAACAGGAAGTATAGGTTCTTCATTAAAATCTGCAGCTTTAAATTATGGTATGGGTCAAGGTGCTAGATATTTAGGCGGAGCTGGTTTTCAAGGCAATCCTTTTTCTGCTGATGGTGGAGCATTCAGAGGTGGTTTAGAAGGATTTAAAGGAGGGTTTAGTTCTCCTTATGTAAAAGGCGAAGATATATTTTCTAAAACAAAGGAAAGATTTTTTCCTGGAGGAGAAGAAATAACTAAGAGCACAGAAGTTCTTGGTGATGGTAAATTTAGTCAAGCTGCTAAAGGAACTTTATCTGATCCTGCAGAAAAAATGGATTTTATTAAAAAAAGTGCACCCAAAGGTTTTAAAGATTTAGCTGAAAAATCAGGTATGAACACTAAAGCATTGCTAGGTATTCTTGGTTTATCAGGAGCAGCTGGTTTATACACAGGCATGACACAAGTTGATGATGTATTAGACGATGTAAACAGAGGCTCTGGAATGGACAATCAAATACCAAGTGGAATTTTAAATATAAGAAGAGAAGTTATTGAAGCTATGAAAGATTCATCAGGTCAAAAACTAGCAGCGCTTAGAGAAAAATATCCTTTCTTAGG